GACGTGCGAGTTCACGCCGTGCTGTCGATGCCACGGCTGAACTTCACGGCCAACACGTTCGGCTGGTGGAAAGCTCTTGTGCCGCTGGGAATCACGCCGACGATGGGTACCGGGGCCTTCTGGTCACAAGTGAACAGCAACGTGATGGAAGGAGTCATCAACTCGCATGAGTTTATCCTGACGCTCGACTACGACTCGTTTGTGCTCAAAGAGGATGTCGAGCAGCTATTCGCTATGGCGATGGCGTTTCAGTGTGACGCACTGGCTCCGATCCAGGCGAAACGCGAGGACGGGCGGCCGATGTTCACGCTGCTCGACACGCTCGACAACCCGCCGGAAAGCGGATTCACGGAGGTGCCGAAGGAGTGGTTTGGCGAGCCGGTGCAGCAGGTGGACGCCACTCACTTCGGCTGCACTGTGATTTCTACGGCGGCCCTGAAGCGGTGTCAGAAACCCTGGTTTTGGTCACAGCCTGACAAGGATGGCGGCTGGGGGCCTGGGCACGTGGACGACGACATGTGGTTTTGGCGGCAGTGGAAGAAGTCCGGCAACCGGTGCTATGTCACGCCGAGGGTGACGATTGGCCACGGCGAGTACGTGGTGAGCTATCCAGGGCAGGACTTCACGAAGCCCGTCTTCCAGTACGCCACGCAGTTCACGAACACCGGCAACAAGCCGGACGACGCTTGGAGGGTCGGATGAAGGTGAAATTCAGGATCGGCTACCGGCAGTTCGCCAAGGGCAGCGTGCACGAGCTAGGCGGCTCTGGCGAGCAGTACGTGCGGCGTGGCGTGGCCGTGCCGTTCCCTGACAATCCCGGCACCACCGAGATCGAAACGGCATCGCTTGAGCCGGTGGTAGAGCGAGCCGACGCAACGCCGAAGCGACGGAGGCGGAGCCAATGATGTACCGCAGCCTGACGCGAGACACCGAGCCAGTCGTTGAGCCGGTGAGCGTGGCCGACGCCAAGCAGCACTTGCGCGTCGATTCCGAGACGGATGACCTCTACATCCAGGGGCTCATTACTGCGGCCCGCGAGTGGTGCGAGGTGTACACCGGCCGCGCGTTCGTCCACCAAAAACTGACGATGCGCCTGGACACGTTCCCGCTTGAGTTCCGGCTGCCACGGCCGCCGATGGCTACGGCTGCGGCCTACACCGGCACCACCGTCACCTACACCCTCAACGACGCCGGCACGGCCACGCCATCGACGACGACGCTGGCGGCGAGCGAGTACCGCGTCGATCGGCCGGCAGGCGTGATCCGCACGATCTACGCCGGCACGTGGCCCAGCCACCTCATCGATCAGAACTCGATCGCCGTGACGTGGTGGGCTGGCTACGGCGAGGACGGCACCAAGGTGCCGAAGCAGATCCGCGCCGCCATCCTCATGCTCGTCGGCCACTGGTACGAGTTCCGTGGCGCGGTACTCACCGGCACGATATCGAAGGAGATCGAGTTCGGCGTGAATGCGTTGCTGGATTCCTGCCGCAGTGCGGAGTACCGCTGATGGACTTCGGCAAGCTCCGCGAACGTGTCACCGTGCAGATCGCCACCGGGGCTACCAACAGCCTTGGCGAAACGGTGCTGACGTGGAGCAACAGCAGCAGTGCGTGGGCCAGCGTCGAAGGCGTGTCCGCCAGCGAAGCCCTGGCCAACGGCAAGCAGGACACGTTGGTAACGCACACCGTGCGGCTGCGGTACTTGCCGGGACTGACGCAGACGATGCGGTTCGCTTGGCGGTCGCGGACGCTGGAAATTGTGTCGCTGCTGGAGAAGGGCAATCGCAGCGTCCATGAAGCCATCTGCACGGAGACGACATGAACGTAGAGTTCACGCCTTCGATTCCACAGTTGCAAGCAGAGTTTCGCAAACTGCCGCTGAACCTGCAGGCAAAGCACATGGCGGCCGCGTTGGGCCGTGCCATCGTGCCCGGCGTGCAGGCCCTCAAGAAGGCGACACCCAAAGGGCCAACAGGCAACCTCAGGGCGGCTGTGACCAAGAAGACCAAGCGATACCGAAAGAGCGGGACGGGCATCGCACTGGCCGGCTACGCCGTGGTGTCTCGCGGTTTCAAGTCGGACAAGAATGACAAGAAGAAGGGCAATCACGCCCACCTTTTGGAGTTCGGCACGCAGGAACGATTCACGAAGCGTGGGCGGATCGCGTCGTCTCTCAGCAAGCGGGGAAAGTTTGCTATCGCCAACACCGGCGGAAAGCTCACTACCGATACGCGGTTTTCGTTCTTCAAGTCCGCGCCGAAAGGGCAGTTTGTCTCTACAGGGCGAATGCCGATTGGCGGCAGCACCGGGAAGCCGCCGATCTTCGCGGCGTTCAAGCAGTCTGAATCGCAGATGAAATCGCTGGTTGGCAAGGAGATGGCAAACGCCCTGCAGAAGGCGATCAACGAATCACTGCACCCGCGGGGAGGCAAGCGATGAAAGCTCCTGACGTCGTGCTCCGCAGTGTCCTGGTTGGGAATGCGTCATTCACGGCCCTTGCCGGCACTCGCATCCATCCGCTCATGGTGCCGGCTGGTACGGCGTTGCCGTGGGTGGTTTACCGCCGGCTCGGCATCACCCGCGAGCAGGGGCTAGGCGGCCCGATCGGGGCTCCCAAGGTGCGGATTGAGTACACCGCGGTTGGTGCCACCTACGCCGCCGCCAGGACGCTGGCAGACGCCATGCGTGCGATTCTGGACGGTTACAACGGCACGTCGGACAATACGACGGTGAATAACGTCAGCCTTGACGACGAGGCCGACGACCTGGCGCAACTGGACGGAGCCGAGTTTCCCAACGCCTTCGCGGTTCGCCAGACCTACGAAGTCATCTACCAGGAGCCGTAACCGTGCCTGTCGCTACGCCGCACGACGGATCGGGAACGTCACTCAAGTTCCCGAATACCTCGACCTCGTACACGATCACAAACGTCGTCTACAACCTCAACGATCCGCAGTCCGGCGACACGATTGACGTGTCGCACCTGGGGCTGACGGCGGGTGCCGCCCAGCTTTCGCAGGATCGCCCGCTGGGGCCATCGGCAGCCGACACGGGCCGCGAGTTGACCTTCGACTATCAGGGAAACACGGTCATCGCCGACAAGACCACTGGCACGCTGACCGTTGCCGGCGGGCTCACGTTGTCTGGCATCGCTGCCACCGTCGTAAGTTCGAGCGTGACGCTCGCCACCAACGACATCATTCGCGGTTCCGCCACCCTTCGCGTGGCCCGCGTCTAAGCCGCGGGGGATCCCGTGGCCACAAACAGCGTTGGTATTTCTGTGACCTGGGGTGGCGTGGCGTTCACCGAAGTGGTGGACGTAGTGCCCCAGTACGCCGGCAGCGCCTCTCGCGGCCGGTCTGTCGTGTGGACTGATGATGCCGGCAGCGTGACCGTAGAGTGCCGCGGATCGGCAAACGTCAGCTCTTCGGAATACGGGCTGCGCAAGCAGATCGTCATTTCAGGCGGCGGCATGTCGTTGACAAGTCAGGCAATCTACCTGGGGTTCACGCAGCGTCCGACGCTCAACGGAGTGACGCAATACTCCGTTACCTTTCAACTCCTGGACAACTGACATGCCGGCACTGACCAAATCGCAGATCATCGCAGCCAACGACGGCCAACCGCTCGAGGTGGAAGTGCCCGAGTGGGGCGGCTCGGTGTTCATTCGCGTGATGACCGTGGGCGAGCGGGACGCATACGAAAACGAGTGGACGCTGAGCAAGATTCGCGGCATGGAGAACTTCCGCGCCAAGCTGCTGCAGCGGACGCTCTGCGACGCCAACGGCGTGCTGCTGTTCACGGCCGGCGAGCTGGACGCACTTGCCGCCAAGTCGGCCGCGGTGTGCGATCGGCTCTTTGCCAAGGCCGCGAAGCACAACGGCCTGAGCAAAGGCGACGTGGAGGAGTTGGCAAAAAACTGAACCTGCGGCCGGATCGGGTGTTCCTCCTCCGTCTGGCCGCAATGCACGGGATGACCGCGGAGGAACTGTCGCAACGCATGAGCAGCAGGGAGTTCGCGGAGTGGCAAGCGGTGGACAAGTACTTCCACCCGCTGCCGGATCCGTGGCTCCAGACCGCTTCAATCATCGTGGCCATCCTTGCCAGGGCAGGGGCGACGAACGTGCCGACCGCTGAGGAGTTGGTGCCGACGGTTGGTAAGCCGCCGCAGCACCAACTGCAGATAGACGAGCAGCTACGACGGATGGAAGCCGACCTGAACGGGTGACGACATGGCAACGGCAATCGGACTCGCCATGCAGATCACGGCCAACACGGCCGGTCTGGCGAAAGGCGTTTCCGCCACCGAGAAGCTGCTGGGCAATCTCGGCCGCGCTGCCGGCAACGTAGACAAGTTGTTTGGCACGTCGTTCGCGGCGTCGGCCGCCAGCGTCGGCGAGTCGCTCACGGCTCTCGGCATCAGCGTGCCCGGTGCCGTCGCGGGGTTTACTGCGCTGGCCGCTGCCGGCGGGGCCACGATCTCCTACCTGGTCAGAACCGCCGATCAGGTGGAGCGGCTGACGTTTGCGGCCGACAAGTTGGGCGCCTCATTCGACTTCGTCCAGGTGCTCGACGAGGCGGCCCGCCGGTCGGGATCGTCCATCGACAACCTCGGCGTGGCGTTCAACAAGCTACTGGTGAAGATCAGCGAAGCCCGCGGCGGCAACGACAAGGCCGCTGCGGCGTTTGAACGGCTTGGCATCCAGGCCAAGAGCCTGCAGGCGCTGACGCCGGAAGATACGTTCAAGATGGTCGCCGAAGCACTCGTGACTATCGAGGATCCCGCAGAAAGAGCCGCGGCCGCAATCGCCATCTTTGGCAAGAGCGGCGCGGAGTTGCTGCCGACGCTCAAGGCAATCAACGAGTCCAGCAAGGACATTGAGCGTTTCAACGCCGCGATCACAGGCGCCGACGTTGGGCGAGTGCTGGAAATCGACAGTGCCTTTGAGCGTTTGGGCACTTCCGTCACCGGTGTTTTGCGTTCCATCACGCTGCCTTTTGCCGGCATCCTGTCTAGCGTGGCGTCTGGCATCGCCGACGTGATTGGTGGCATTACGAGCATCGTCGTCCCCATCAAGCAGGTGCTGACGCCGGCGCTCGACGGACTGGGGGCAGTCGCCGGCTTCGCCCTGTCCGCTGTCGGCGGCACCTTGTCGGCCCTCGGACTTGGATTGCAGACGGCCGTCTCGTTGGCGAGCACGCTCGCGCAATGGACAGGCATTTCTTCCTCCGCGGTGGACAGCATCGAAGACGCGACCGTCGCAACCCGCGAGCTATCGGCCGCCACCGAAGAAGTGGTCAGCCAGCTTTCGCTGCAACTGACCGCAGCGGAGAACCTGCGAAAGATCGAAGAGGCTAACGCCGCGGCGGCGGCCGACGCCAACAAGCGTCTGCTGGATCAGCAGCTTGCCGCCGAAGAGAACAAGAGGCGCATCGAGCAGGCAAGCGCCGACGAACGGCAGAAGGCGATAGAGGAACAGCTGGACGGCCTGCTTGAGCAAGAGCGGATTCAACGCCGCATCGCCGCATTCGATGAGGAGGCGGCACGCCAGCAGCGCGAAGACTTCGCTGCCGCATTCGCCGCACGGCAGCAGGAAGTGGCCGACGAAAACAACCGCATTGCCGAGGAACGCCGCACGCTCGAGGAACGGCTGGCCGGCCGAACGGCGGAGATTCGCGCGGCCCGCGGTGCCGAGTTCTCCCGCCGCAGCGATCAGCCGTTGCGGGTGCAGGACGTTCGCCGCGGCGGCATCGACGACGTGCTGCGGTTTCTCGGCGGCCGGCAAGATCCCGCCGTGTCAGAAGCCGCCAAGCAAACGACCGAACTGAAGGCGATCAAGGCCGCCATAGACTCCCTGCGGGCTGAGCCAGTCGCCATCCTGGGGGCCGCCTGACAATGGCCTACGTCTCCCACCGCGAGGTGTTGCCCCGCACGTTTCGCCACCGGCTCGGCGAAGCGCCGGTTGCAACGCGCGTCTTAAACATCACGGTAACCGAGCCC